AGTTATCAAATCTATCTTTCATTGTCATATGTCCAAAAGATACATGTAATAATTCATGCTTTAATAAACCAATTTGATGCTTATCAGGAAGATTCATAAAAAATTCTGGATTAACTGAAAGTTGCACACCTATTCCTTTTGGACTAACACCTGCTGTAGGTATATCCTTTCTAAAGACTTTATTAAGTCCAATTAAAAAGAGCCCATAAAAGGGCTCCGTTAATATTAATGTTTTACTTGCTCTTGCAAGTTTGTCTTGAACAATTTGATTACTCATAATTTAATTCTATTTTAATGTCTTTTATAATATTATGAAAGTTATCATATAATAAATGATCTTTAATTAAATTAATAACTAACTCACTCATAATTTTTTTTTCTAATATCATGGACGGTTTTAATTTTTTCTTTAGTATAGGAAATAAGGTTTGCCACTCTAAATCATTACCTTTAGCTAAAAAATCATTATTAAATCTTTTATCATTTAATAAAGTGTATCTACCACCATGAGCTAAAGATTTAGCTAATAGTGTCAATATAACTTCATTATTTTTCATATTATATAAAGTTTCTAAAGCAACAGCTTGATCTTCTTCATCATTACTTGATAACATTTTTTTTACTCTATAAAATGACTCATAATCTAATTTTACTTCTTCTTTATGTGCTTTTTCAAGCGCTTTATGTGTGTTATATCTACTTTGTGGTCCCATATTTAATCTTCTATTTTAATTGTTTTTAACATCCACATAGGTGGCTTCTTAGAGGTTATTGCTTGTAACCATTCCTTTGCTGTAGGAATATGATTGTTACAATCTTCTTTAACATGTTGTTCTCCAACATATCTTGTATATACGGTTTTACCGTCTGAATTTTTAAATGATTTACCAAACTTTGATTCACATTCAAATATTCCTTCACTATGATGTCTCCATAATCTATGAGCTGAGTTGCCTAACCATGCTTTGGTTTCATCAAACCATTCATGTATATGTATATAGTCTTCAACTTTTCCACCCCATTTTCTTACTGAAGATTTACTGTGTAATAATGGATGGGCCATCTATTATTTTTTCATATTCAAAGTTCTCTTGAAAGTTTTGATAATGATCCACTTTAAATGTTAAATCATTTAAAAACAATTCTGCTGTACCACTACCTCCTTGATTATTAACCCAATCATATAGTATATTTTCACTTAATAATGAATATAAATATCCATCTAATTCATTTATACATTTTGTTATTTGTTTTGATTTAATTGGATTATGATCATGATCTAATGCTTCTACATCATCTATACAACCGTCATCACCTCCTCCTGAATAATCTAATCTTAAAACAAAAACATTTGCATCTCTAAGGGCTGCTATTAGCATCCTTTCTTTTATTTTTAGACTCATAACTTTTTTCTATTTTTATTAATACTCCTGGATTTTCTTTATCATAATTATAATCTTCTATTACTGGTATAATAAAAGTTGCATTATCATCTTCAATCCATCCATGTTTAACCATTTCATCCTGTACGGTTTGTAAAGGATTAACATGATCAAATTTATGACGTGAACCACGGGTGAATTTAAAAGAAATATATACTGGTGATTCATATTTAGCAAATTCTTTTGCAAAAGAAGCTGCATGCTTCTTATAAATACTATCTGTATCTTTTCTATACTTCATAGTAGTTTTACTTGCTATAAAGAACTTACCTGTCCATCTTCTACTATTTTTTGAACTAGGAACATTTCTTGGAATAAACCATTTCATAATTTTAATGTTTTAGATAACAGTGGTGCTATGATTTCTTTTATTTTATTTATACCGTGTAATTTCACAGCATCAGATAGATCTTTTTCAATTTCTAGATAAGTCCCATGAATATTATAGTGTAGTAAATACTTATTTATTGCAGCATGACCAGCTTGGTCATTATCAAATAAAGTGATAATCTTTTTAAATTTATTTTTAAGATTATTTATTACATAGGGTTTTATCATTGTATTTTCACTGTCTGGTGCAATTACTTCAACATTAAAGTTAAAGTGTCTCAAACACATTGCATCCTTTAAGGATGAACATATGATTAAGTTAGGTTTAGTATAAGTAAGTTGATCTAGACCTTGTGTATATGGTGTAACTTTAATAAACTTATAGTTTTTTTGAGTAGGTTGATATATTTTATATATGTTTCCATATTTATCAAAATAACCATACATCTGCTTGTTTTTAATAGTAAGTTTATCAAATGAATTCTCTTCTTCCTTAATCATAGTATAATACTCAATTGGATATACATTGAATTCTTTAAGTATTGATGCACCAATATTAAAGGATAACCAAAAATCTACATCTTCTTGATACCATCCCCTTTTTTTTACAAAATCTACTTTATATTTTGCTGCAGGAGTACATTCTATTCTATCATGTTCTCCATGTTTAAGGATATAACTATTATAATCCTCAATTATACGAAATAAGGCTTGTGAATAATTTAATTTATAAATTTTTTGAACTACATCTATAGCACTACCTTGTGTGCCTGAACTAAAATCTTTAAATTTATATTGACCTAAACCTTTATCATAGTATATAAACATACTCGGTGTTCTCTCAGAAGGATTAAAGATAGATTTAACTTGTAAATCTTGTCCAAATAATCTTTCTGGTAAATCTAAGTAGAACTCAAACACCCAGGCTGTATCAATTTCCTTTTGATTTGATATAAAATTTTTTGTGCTAATCATAATGGTAAATAGTTTAGGGCTGAGAGTTGGCACCGCAAGTGGTATTCTTTCTCAATTAAGCTGGTATTTGCCTCGTCAGGACTTCTGCCATTCAACACCCTTCACTATTATTTGTTATTACAATTCAAAGTCTCCTGTTGAACCATTTGTTTTAGGCTCAAAAGAATTAGTCTCTTGTTTTTTTGCAACTGGTCTAACATGAATAGATGCATCAAACTTTACTAATCTAGAGTTTTCTTTATCAAAAGCTTCAAGACCTACTCCATCTTTAGAGATTCTTGGAATATAAAGATCATTATTAACATAACCTTCTTTATTTTCCCATTCTCTAGATGCTAAACAACTATTAACATATGAAGAACCTTTTTCACCATTAGTGAATAAAGTATTACATTCATTCATGAAATCTTCAATTGTTTCTGCCTCAATAGAATCTAAATCATCTCTCATATTAAGAACTTCACCAAGAAAAATCATTGATTTAAGAATTTCTTGATCTTTACTAATTTCTCTACCGCTTGGTAATGTAGCATTTTTATATGGGAATGGTGTCATTCTAACTCTTGCAACTTGACCTTCATATCTTCCTAAAGATTCATTGCTTTGGTCTCTTAAGAAACCTTCAAAATCACCACCTTGTGGCCTACCTTCTATATGTAACATGATATTATGTGCTTCTCTATCATATGGGGTTACATCATAACTAATTCTATTAATTTTGATTTCATTGTTTCCTGGTCCTAGAACTGGTCTTGCTTTACCAGATCCTGCTTGTAATCCTTTTGTATTTAACATAACTTTTGTTTTTTTTGTTTCTAATTCACTATTCATTTTATTATTATTAAGATTCATACTTTGTTATACAGTCCTTAACTAACTGTAGATCATTTTCTATAAAGGATTCATCAAACATTCCCATTGGTGATTTACAAGTATTTTCACCATTGTTTTGTGTATCAAACCCATATTCTAATCCATCTTCTGTTTTTCTTACTTTTCCAAATAATACTATAGAAAAGAGACCTTCTAAAGTTAAAGCATTATCTATCATTTTACCAACAGTTTTTGCTTTTACTTTTCTATGTCCATTTACATCTGTACTTTCTTCAGAATGTGTTAAGAAGAATATTGTTAAATCTTCTCTCATATCTTTAGGCATTTTAGCAACTTGCGCTAGGTTAGCAGCTATAGATGTAAATTTATCATAACCTTTTTCATTTGCTCTATCAAAGTATTCAAATGAACTCATATATTGCCAATCATCAACAACTAGTGTTTTTATATGTGGCATCTTGTCATTAACATGTTGCATAGCTTTAATAATACCAGGAGCAGATGACGCTGATGTCATATTTCCTTTAGGATTATCTTTTGAAATATTGCTATAATTTTTTTTCCACCCTTTAAATGGTAGTGGTTTGTTTGCAATGTTAATTATAAATGTGTCTTTAGGATCTAATTTCCTAATTGATGTAGACTTTCCAGTCCCGGAGTCAGCTATGACTAATACGCTTTGTGCCATTCTATTTCAATTTTTGATTAATACTTAATAATGCTCTTTCTATTCCTTTTAATACATCAACTATATCCCTTTCAGTCTCTGGGTTAGGTAATGCATCAAATGTACCTGAAGCTACAGCTAGATCTTCAGCTTCTATTTTATTTTGACCTCTATCAGTAACATCATTTATTACTTTAAGATCACTTACTGGAACAATGTGTCTCTGAAATCCTGAACTACTGGTTATTAATTCATAATTTTGTAACCACAAAGGATTATGTTTTAATAAATACAATGTTCTTTTTGGATCTTCAGAGTTATAGTCTATACTTACAAATTCAGTATAAATATCTTTACTTTTTTTTAACTCACTAGGAAAAAATGATATATATAAATCATCTTTACCTCCAGGCCTGTATGCCATTTTTGGTATATAGAGAACATCTTGTTCATTTAACTTCTTAAAATAATCATCATGTTCTTTTCTTAATTCTAATACTTTTGCTTTACGCTCTTCTGGTGTCATATTTTATCTTCTTTGTTGTTGAGCTGGTGTATCCATCTCTTCAATTTCCATTCTTTCAAATGCTGCTTTAAAGAAACTCATACGAGCATCTCCATTTCTAGCTTTAAGAAAGTGTAATACTAATGTTTTATCATCTTCAATAATGAATCTATCAGGACCATAAAATCTTATCTTCTGCTTGGCAGGTCTATTAATACCTATCAATGTATCAGCATGTTGTAGCATTGCATCTGAACCAAATATATCTGACTCAAGTACATAGTTACCATACTTACCATCTACAGCTCTATCTGGATTATCTATATTTCTGTTTAATTGAGATAAAGCTATAAACATCACAGGATACTCACGTTTAACTTGCGTAAAGAATTCTCCTAGTTCAAATAACATATCTAACCTATTATTTTGATATGGTGCTCTCTTAACTAGTATAGTATGATCTAAAGTAATAATAGTTTTTTTACCTTTATGTTGATTCATATATGCATCTACTTGTTCTCTCATTTGATTAACAGTCATAGGTGTTGATATAATATCTACAGGATTTTTTACTCTTTCTTTAGCATATGCATGGCATCTATCAAATGTATCTTGATGTAATATAGATCCTGCACTACATAGTTCTTTATATGTTTTACCAGTTAATGATGAAAATTCTCTTATAGCTGAGGTTCTACCAACCATTTCAAATTGAAATTCTAAAACACGGTAATCTTCTTCTGGATTATGTACAAATGATTCTCTTATTATTTGATCTTTAATTAATGTTTTAACTGAACCA